GCGTTACCAGAAGTACCACGATTAAAGAATATACCAACATCTGCACTAGGAGCACCAGATACAGCATTGGCAAGCATGATAAATCTATCTTGAATTATTTTATTTTCTGAATTAACAGTTGTGGTGTCGCCATTAACTGTTAAGTTACCTGTGACAACTAAGTCATCACTCATATTTACTTGACCTGTAAACGTAGCACCTGCTAAAGGAGCTTTTGTATTTAACTGAGTCTGAATTGCACTCGATACACCATCTAGATAACCAATTTCTGTAGAAGTTACAGCGGATACAGCTACCTTACCTGAACCGTCACTAACAACAGCCCTAGATGCTGTAAGATTGGTATCATCAATAGTAGTAGCTGCACCTGTGATTGTAGCTTGTTTAGAATTGATCTGTGTTTGGATAGCTGAGCTAACCCCATCTAGATGACCAATCTCTGTAGCAGTTATAGCAGAGATTGCAACCTTACCAGATCCATCAGAGACTATAGCCCTAGAAGCCGTAAGATTACCAGTAATAATTGTAGATACAGCTCCGGCAATGTTAGCTACTCTTCTAGCTTCTACAGCCGTAGTTTCGGTTACAGTAGCTGCTATACGACTAGAGTTATCTGCCACATTCGTATTGGTAGTATTAATCTGAGTCTGAATAGTGGAGGTAACACCATCTAGGTGTCCTATCTCAGTAGCAGTTACGGCTGATATAGCAACTTTACCACTACCATCAGAGACTATAGCTCTTGAAGCGCTAAGATTACCAGTAGTTATGGTAGAAACTGCACCTGCAATATTAGCTACTCTTCTAGCTTCTACAGCATCAGCTGCTCCAGATGAAGAAGCATTAGCAGTAGCTCTTGTTTTAATATCATTAATTTGTGTTTGGATAGTAGAGCTTACACCATCTAAGTAACCAATCTCTGTGGATGTTACAGCAGAAACTGCAACTTTACCTGAACCATCAGAAACTACTGCACGTGAAGCAGTAAGGTCTGCTGTGGTAATTGTAGAAACTGCTCCTGCAATGTTAGCTACTCTTCTAGCTTCTACAGCTGCGGTATTAGCGGAAACTATGTTTATATTAGCATCTAATCGGGTAAAGGTCACGAAATCATTAGCAGCACTTGCAGTGGTAGCTATCTTTGTGTCTAATTGTGTTTGTACACTAGAGGTAGCATCTAAAAATCCTAATTCAGTGCTGGTAACACTCGCAAGAACAGCAACTTTACCTGAACCATCGGATATAAGTGCCCGTCCAGTAGTTAAATTACCTGTGGTAATAGTAGATACAGCTCCTGCTACATTAGCTACTCTTCTAGCTTCAATAGCGGTAGATTCTGTAACACCTGCTGCTACATTGTTTTGAACTGTGTTAATATTAGCATATAAAGTTGCATATGTAGCAAAATCATTAGCAAATGCCACAGTAGTTCTCAAACTAGCAATTGTAATCTTTTTAGTAGCATCAGCATCAATATCTACAATAGGAAATACATCTACTGCAGCACTATCTGCTGCAGACAGCTCAGTGAGATCTGTAATTTTTACGTTAGCCATGCATATATCCCTGTCGTGTAGATTATTGTCTACTAATTATCTTTACATTTTTACACACACTACATAGAATGTCAAAATTTTAAACTTGATTACGTTCCAAAAAGTCCCCAGATTGTGTTGCTAAAAATAATCCATCTTGAGTTACAAGCTTTTCACGCAGTGTAGTTACATCTTGTTGAATTTTGATACCATCACCAGATTGAGTAAACAAAAATAATCCATCTTGAGTGATAAGTTCGCCAACCACTTGTACAGAACTAGGTGCTCGACGCCTAAAAAAAGCAGATGATGTGGTTAGCCTAAGCCTAAGACGCCCGATCATTAGTTACGCTCAGATATGAACAATTCACCATCAATAGCGTCTGCCCGTCTAGTAGCTATATATCGTTCATCAGTAGCACCAAATGCAATACCGGTACCTAGATCATAAGTTTGTAGTTCAGGAAGGTAGTGACTACTAGTAACTGAAGCTACCACTGTTGAGTCACCAATTTCAATGAAACAATTGGCAGTAGCATGTACTGTGATAGCTTGAGTGGTTACTGCAGTAGAACGTGCAGAGCCAGCTGCTACAGTAACTTTCTGACCTCCACTAGGTTTAAGAGGTAAAATGGGTATAGCATTGTTATTTTCATCTTTAGGTTGTCTACTCATTATATCTCCTAAATTCGGGACGAGTCATCCATCGTTGCGCGAAGCGCTTGCGATTTTTTTCGGTTGGTTAGCGCGATCTCATTCCATGAGATCCTTCATCAGCTTGTCATAATTGTTTATCTGGACCGCCACAGCTGGACCAGCAGTTTTAGGCTTCATACCAATTTCAATATCTTGTAGATGCTTCATCCAATCGAGAAGATCTTTTTTAGAATAGATGCCCGTTTCCACAGCTTCTTGGATTTTTTGATCTATCACTTGGTTTATTAGATTTACTCGCTTGATCCTATTGAGGTATCCTTGCGTAGCGAATACAGAATCTATGTAAGCTTTAACTTCTTTTTTCTCTATCACTGAAGTTACACGATCTTGTGTAATAGCATACTCTTCAGCAATGTCAGCAACGCTCTTACCTGCTAGATAGTCATTCGCAAGAGCTAAAACAACAGGATCCAGCGGGGGAGCATCCAGTGTTTTGGTGAGTGCGTCAATCGTGGTTGTAATTTGTTTAGACAAGTTCTGCTACCTCATAAGTTATATTAATTGTTTGATCCATAACTCCATAGGGACTCATCAATCCTTCATCAGTAGCAAAAGACTGTACACCTATAAATTCAACGCCTATGTCACGATGTGCCTCAGCGAACGGTTGTATCACAGCTTCTTCAATGTCCATTCCTAAATCCTCAGCTAAATCAATATTCTCACCGCTGTCTCCATCGAACACATAGCCTCTTAATTGTATTGCGAGCGTAGCGAGCTTGCGTCCAGCCCCGTAATGAAAACGAGTTTCAGGCTCAAGCTTCAAACACACAAATGGAAAATCATTCACCTCATTTAAAAATACCATTCGACGTGTCACATTTCCTGCAAGGAGCCGTGATATGTTGGTATGAATATCAGAAACAAGTGCTTCTACGATCTGCGTGCGCCTAACTGCCATCAGTCAGCCTTCAAAGAAGGCCAGATGATATCTATGATCTCTTCGAGATCCATCGTGGCGCATTTACTGTATAGTGCCTGTGAACACAGATCAAGTTCGTTTTGTGAATCTATCCAGCGCAGCACAAAGAGAGCTAAAGCTCTATCAGTAATTTCCATAAACTGATCGTCAAACCAGGTCCTAAAAGAAGATATCATAGGTATATCCACTTCTAAAAATTGATTGTGCTCAAAGTTACCGTGGTCTGCAATATAAGCAGGATGCAATGGACATTGCATCGCATCTAGACACTGTAGACCTTTAGAGTCAATAGGAATACCTTTAGAGTCATATCCTACAGGGGGTAAACCATTCCAGTAAAAATTACCTGAATCATTATCAGACTCACTTGTATTATATAGTAAAGGACCGTATTTAAATTGTTCCATATTCTACCTCATAAAAAATTTTTAAGACTCGTAGTAGGTACGAATCTAAACTTATGTCTAGTATAATACTCCTTTTAAAGGATGTCAAGAACAGTCCTCGATTTTCCAAAATTTCCCTGATAAAGCGTCTGGGAATGGGCGCACAGGTCTGATACAACCTAAAGTCCTATGAACCGCCCCCTCTACACCTTAGAGGCGAACAGCCGCACTCGCCTTTAAGATGTAAATTTAATTTCAATACAACCAAATTAATTGTTGCATGTGTCGACCAAGCGCGGTATGGTAGTTATAGAAACAGAGGAGAGACTAAAATGGCCGACATTAAATCCCGCAAGCTTCGCAACGAAATCTTTGCAGCATATGGCACAGCCTGTGCCGCGTGCGGATGCGGCGACCGTGATATGATGCAGGTTGATCACGTCGACCCGCAATGCAACGGCGGATCTGATAAGGCACACAATCTGCAATTACTTTGCATGGTTTGCAATGTAATCAAGGGCGACACTCTAGGTTGTGTTCGCATGGCTCCGCGCACGCGTCTCACCAATTGTGACAATTGGCAAAAGGGACGGCGCAAGTTACGCCAACACATCTCTAAGTTGCGGAAAGCGGGGTAACACCCGCTTAAGGTGTGCCCACTTAGGCACACCTATAGGTTGCATTGAAGATGCGGAATACAACCATAGGTTGTGCGCCAGCGCCAGCTGACGTTCACGGTTTGTTCTCCTGCCCACGTTCATGTTTTGTTCCCTGGCCAGCGCCAGCCGGCCACACGCATAGGTTGCATAAAAAACTTTCAATACAACCATCTTTTTTCTTGCATGTGATGCTAGTCGTTGGTAAGGTAATTATAGAAACAGAAACAAGGGAATCTCAA